CAGTTTCCTGCTTTTCCAGGCCTTCCGCTACTTTGCTCCCTTTAGCTACGTTAATACCGGTTTCTGATTTCATCTGATTGACATTATACCCCGAGGCCTTATTAACGGTGGTAAAGGCCTTGAACAAGGTCTTTTTTCTCACAGTAAAATTTTTCTCTGCAATCTTAGGAGCCAACTCTTTGGTTTTGAAAGCCACATCATTAAGAGTGGAACGCACGGCCATCGGAAACGCGGTCCGGTTAAGTTTTTCCAGCTTGGCAGTGAACTTCACTACCTCATCCATATTGACGCTAAATGAAGCCATTTATACATTCCATTTTTTGGCAACCTCACCATTGGAGTAATAAGTATTACCATTAAACCGGAAGAGCGTGCCCACAAAGCTGTTATAGGATCCCAGGTCGCTTTCCACTCCGGTATTCAGATCATACTTCTTAAGATCGCCTCCAATGAAGGTTACCAGGTCAGTACCCTGGATGATTCCATTGGTGGTCTTTGTGAATGTATTGGCCAGGACCCGGCTGATATCATGGTCCAGGGTGGCCGCATCCGGATCATAGGTAAGGCCGGCCAGCTCATAATCGTTTGCGGTCGTGCCGGCCTGGTTGGTCAGATATACCAGAATGCCGTCCGTATATGCAAAAGGCTCATTATTTGATCCTACCGGGATTACGATATCCACCACGGCCACCGGTTCAGCTGTCGCGAGATCCTGCAGGTCAAATTGGTAGAATTTATATGTCTGAACCGATGGCAGGTAACAGAAACATAAGACGTGCCCCTGCAGCACGAACATATTGTACACTACCAGGGTACCGTCTCCCTCAGCTGCACGTATGATTGCCTGCAGGTAATTGATGGAGGGGGTGTCGGTTAAAAGGTTGCCGTCCTCTTCATAGTACATCTTTGCGCTATCGTTGAAAATCACCGGCATTCCGAATACGGTATATACATCTTCCTCGGAGGCAGCACTGGAGAGGCCTATAACGCGCACCTGAGCCTGGTCAATGATCACCAGGACGTTATCACTGGCCTTAAAGCCGTTGGGAGAACTCAGGGTATAGGAATTGGCATCCGTGCCCTTAAAGGTGTAGGCAACTGCGTCATTGTAATCTTCCGTGGCCCTGGCTACAAACACGTATTTATCCGGAAGGTTATCGATGGCAAAGTTCACGGTCCATTCAGAGCCGCCCAGGGTAAGGACCTGTTCCACATCGTTGAGAACATTGGCAAGTTTCTTCAGTGCCTCCAGGATCTGATATCCCTTCTGATCATGATCCTCGGCTCCGTCCGGAGTGATACCCGTGTCCTCCAGGAGCTTGTACAGGTTGGTAAGGATATCACCATATACTTCCCTTACCACCGGTGTGCCGGCTTCACTGGCAGTTTGGTTTTTTATGGTCCCCTGGGGAAACTTTACCAGGTCGGTATCCCGTTCTACTCCTAATTGCTTTAACGTCCTCATAATCTATGAAATTTGAACAGCTTCGATATGTACTTTTAAGTTTTGGTTGATGCCGGCATCCTCTTCCAGGATCAGCTGGAATACGGTGGTGCTGATTACCTTGAACAATACCTGCTTCAGGTCATTATCGGTATTGAGAGATCCTGACTGCCCCTGGATAAATGTCCGGACGTAATAGTTCACGTTGTCCATGGCATTGGTCATGGTAATCTGATAGATATCGGCGTTACCAGCTTTAGTTACCAGGCGGGCCTCATTGATATCTCCGGACTTGGGATAGATGGTATTTACGGCATCCCCTTTCACATCAATCCCACTAAACCAGCCTATGTTGCGGATCCTGTCATTTCCAATATTTTCGACTATGGCAAAATGCTCTTTTGGATAAAGCCCGTTCCTGATGGCGGATGCCAGGCTGGCGGCACTGGGAGTCCCGTTAACCCATTCCGCAAAGGCAAGTATATTCCCGAGGGGGGTGGTGGCCACGGTGTTTAACAGGCCGGCAAGTTCCTGGGCAGTACTGGCCGCTTTAAGGTAGAGCAGTTCCCCAATCATGAGATTGAGGTTAACAGCATTTGAGAGGCGTACCAGGACCACTGTAGCACCAGTACTTATAAGTTGAACATACTCCCCGATTTTAAAGGTGCCCACAAAAGTAATGGTCTTATCCACATTGTCCGAACCCCGGAGCTGGGTTTGGGCACCCTTGTCAACCGTTGCTTTGCAAAGGAGCGTTTCATTGTCCTTGAGGATCCCGAGCTTGGTGGCAATTGTAAGTTTGCCCCCACTGGTGGCCAGGTCATAGACATAGGCATTTTTATTGGCATATGCCTTCAGCGCGTCTATCAGCTGGTACCCGTTTGTTTCATTGTCCGGAAGGCCGTTATAGGTTTGACCGGCCAGGCGCATGAGTTTGGCGAAGAACTCGTGATGATCCCCATATACCCGCTCGTTTACCGGGGTTCCGTCTCCGGAGCCGGCATCATCTTTTATCCTGGCATTGGGATAATTTACCAGGTCGCTCTTGTCAATCTTTGTTAAGGTGCTTTTGTCCCTTGCCATGTTAAATAAAGTTTACAAACAAAAATGCTACTGTGTGGGCCGGCTTGAGTTTCAATACCAATTCCCGGAATTCTTTTTCCCGCTCCTGGGGAACGGTCGCGGTGGAGCTCACTGTGTCTCCGGAGATATAAAAGGTGGCCCAAAGGTTCTCATCCCCGCCAATGCTGTAGGATTCCGAAGCATCCGTACTGTTGGCAATCACCCGAAACCCTTCACTGCCATGGACTGTATTGTCTCCATGGTAGGTGTCATCCGCGTGCTGGGTATTATTCAGGCTAAGGGCAGATATCTGGTCCGGGGTTTTGTATACAATCTCCCCGCCCTCAATGAACCGATTCTCATATACGCGAACATCGAATCCTGCTAACCTCAGCTGTGTTTCTATGAAAAGGGGATGCTGCCGAGCTTTGATATTGGCAGGGTAGGCCATTTTACGAAGGATGGCCTTCTTCCTGTTCTCCAGGGAGGTGACCGGATTGATAAACAGCCCCAGCTTTATTTCCAAAAGGGTGGCATCTGCTTCCAGGAACTCATCATTATCCGGGATCGATTTGTTGATCACGGAAACAACATCTTCCTCCGCCCTGATCAGGGATGTATTGATTCCTTTATGAAACTTTTCAAAGGTCCCGTTCTCCGGAAGGTAGAAAGCGCGGCCGGTAGGGTACAGCTGCTTGGTCAGGTTAATGAATGTGGTAGTTTTACTGTCCTGGCTATCCTCTGGGTATTTATGGGGTACCGTCAGCCCATGGGGAGTACTGTACCCGAATTGTGTGCTTTGGTCTGTTACCTGGTACTCCATGTTAGTTGTAGGTTATGTTTCTCAGGTAAGGAATGTTTGCGCCGGTAAAGTTTGAGGAAGAAGTGGCAACCCCATCCACCTCCATGACAAAGTCCGTAAAAAAGTTGCTGCTCTCTATCACGTCGGTCACCACGGCCTGCAGGCGTGCGGCATATAGGATATCATTCTTGTTCTTGAGCAGGTCCGCTCCGGAAATAAAAGGGCGGACTCCCTGCAGGTACGTTTTCAGGTTGCTTTGAATTGCTGACTGAATTGCCACTGTATTTTCGGCCAACCCGGTGATAGTTACATCCACCGGTACCAGTTCAATGGGAAGGACCTCCAGAATCGCCTGAATAGGCCTGCGGCCGCGTTCGTTGGTTGGCTTGGTTTCATCAGGGTCGAATTCCAGTACTTCCTCAACCTCTTCCAGGATGGCCGCGGTGGGGGTTCCATAGGCGTCTGCTCCATCAGCTTCAGTGGCCTCTACAAATATCTGTACGGTCCCAGCTTCCCCAGCCTTCACATACGGGTATACCTTGCGCACCCCCTGGGCATCTGCAGCCCACAAACGGTAATCGGTTTTAGCACCTCCCTGAGGCTCCAGCTGGATGGCATCGAGGATCGCCTGCCGGTACGCATCCGTGGTCTCGGCTTCCTTTGGAGCTTCAACGATCGCGGTAACAGCCACTACCTGGTCAACACCAATGACCGGCTCAGTGATCGCGAGCTCGTCACCTACCTCAAGGGCATAGTCAGTACCTCCCTGGAAGGACCGGATCTCAATGGTGTCAGCTGCACCGGTGAGAATGTATTCCGCATCGGTTACATATAACTCCCCCGGGCTTTTACTGTCCTCATTGGATTTAAAGGTCAGGTTGGTCCTGATCACCGCGCCGGCTTCCCCTGTAAGGGCTACGGTATAGATGCCGGCAGTGGCCGGGTTCGGGTTTCTGTTTAAATGGATCCTTCCCAGGCGCTCCAGTTCACCCCCGTTCTCTGCCAGGGTGGCCGTATCCGGATACAATTCCTGTTGTACATCCAGTATCCTGAGGTATACCAGTTTCATTTGAGCCCCTACCACAGCTGCGACCGCACTCAGTACCTTGCGAAGCTGATCATCAGTCAGGTTCAGTTTCGCCTTCAGGTCCTTTTCAATGGACGCTACTATACTCTTGGTAGTGGGTGTCTGGATCATATCTCTTTTTCAATGATGACTTCATTCCGGGCATTGTCGAAAATCAGCTGTAGTTGTTTTTCTTCCTTGTTGGAAAGTTTCCGTAACCGTATCAGGATCTCCACCCGGTTATAGGTTTGAATTGATACGTTGACCGTTACCTCAGCAATGGAGCTAAGAATTTCCAAATCCCTTTCCACAGCCCTTTGGATATCCAGCCTTCCGGAACTGTTCAACACAATAGATCCCAGGACTCGTTCCGTATAGGAGTTGAATTGTTTATTGGGAGCCTGGGGGTATATAAGGGAATTCGCCCACCAGTCCTGCCGCTCTTCGCCTGGTATCTCATTCCCCCGGGTGTTGGCCTCGATGTTACCACCGAAGAGTGCTATATAGGCAATCTGCAACAATTCTTCAGCCATGGCCAGGTCCTCCCCCAGGAGTACCAGTTCGCCCCCGCTTCCTAACTCCGTTAAGTGAAGATCAGCTGTCATCAGAATGCGCCTTGAGTATTCGATATATTAATCGGGATAGGCATAGGCCCTTCACTGGTAGCCTTTTCGACGTGATTGCCTGGATCCTTGATGTTGAGATTCACAGTGCCGTTGAGCATGGCCGCGCGGGTTTGGGCGTCACTTTGTGCCTGATTAACTGCAGGGCTGTCCACCGGTTCCACTCTATCTTCAGCAAACTCCCCGGGCTGGTTAAGGTTATTCATTTGACGGGCTGCAGAAACAAAAGCCAGCGAACGCTGTGCAATTTTGCCTACTCCGGGGATCTTAGACACCATGCGCAGGAACTGCTCCAATGGGTAAAGCATGGAATCCCATATCACCTGGCCAATCCGTTTGATTCCCCCTACAATACCTTCCGTTTGGAAGGCTTCCACAATGCTATCCCAATGCCGTTTAAAACTCATGAAAAGGTTGATCAGAATTCCAATGGGCCCCATGAAATTTAATAATGCGGCACCCCATTCATCATATTTTTGAATAGCCCCAACAATCAGGGCCACCAGAGCGGCCACAGCAATAATGATCAGGCCGATAGGGTTTGCATCCATGGCGATGTTTAAAAGCCACTGGGCGCCGGTCCAAAGCTTTGTGGCCACTTCTATGGCGGATATGATACCGGTGGCTACTTTCAGGGCAATAAAGGATCCCAGCAACACGGCTCCGAGGGCCACTACGGTTTCCATGTTGTCTGCTATGAAGAATAAGGTTTCCCGAACTATGTCCAGCCCGGATCCAGCGGTTGCTGATGATGTCAGTACGTTTGCAAAGGACTTGGCAACCTCATCCAGGCCGGTCTGTACGGTTTTGGATGCTGCAGCTGTTTCTTCATTGAGTGCCTGGTTGCGCTTGTACTCATCATTAGCAAGCTTGAGCTTTCCTTCCAGTTTGTCATAGTTGGATACCAGGGGAATAATACCTTTATTCAGAATGATTCCTGAAAGGCCTATATCATCCATGGCCTTGGTAACACTTCCCCCTTCTTTCTGAATCTTGTTAAGCCCGCCTATCAATTTATTGAAGGTGGCCTGCTTATCCGTTGCAAAAAGGTCCTTTGTTTCCTTCGCACTCATTCCCATGAGCTTGGCATAGCGTGTGAGCATTTTGCCTCCGGAAATGGTAGCCTTTTCAATTCCCATAAAGGTTTTGGCAATGGCGGTACCGGCAGCTTCAGGAGCAACCCCCATATCGGCTAATGCGGCGGATACTCCAAGGATCTCCCGGGAGTTGAGTTTATATGCGGCTGTGGCACGACCTACTTCACTGGCCACGGCAAGTATCTGTGATTCCGTAGCAGCTGTCGAGTTACCCAGGGCCACCAGGGAAGCTCCAAAGCGGTCAACCTGCGCGGGCCCCTCACCCGTGATATTAAGTAATCGGGCAATGCTGGATGCACCTTCCTCCCCTACGATATCCGTGGCTTTTTCAAGCTTCGCGAGAGTGGTGGAAAAATTCAGGATGTTTTTACTGCCTGTGATCCCCAGCTGACCGGCGACCATCCCGAGCTCCAGAAGTTTATTGGTTTCAATCCCGCGGAGTGTTTTGGATGCCGCTATGGTATCCTGTCCCAATTGGTAGAGTTCAGCACCCGCCATGCCGGTAGTTTTCCCAACACCAACCAGGTTGGTTTCAAAAGTTTTGATATCATCTACCGCATTGAGAAAAAGCGCCCCGAGTCCTACCCCCAGAGCCAGCTGCGTAAGCCGCCCCAGTTTCTTGAAAGTTTGGGAAACTCTGTGATCGAAACGCTTAATATGGGAAATGCCGGTACGGGTCATATTCCGGATCTCCCTGCCCATACCCTTTATGACATGGCTGAACTTGTCAACGGCTGTGAAAGTGGCAGGGATTTTTACTGATGCGGGCATGCATTTGCTTATTTACCGGTTACCTTTTTTACCTTTTCATCCTGTTCTTTGGCATCGTTGTACCAATAGACCAGTCCATGATGATCCAGGTCATCCAGGTATAGTTCATCAATTACTGAGGGTGGCCACTGAGTGTACCGTACTACCGATACAATCATTGTATCCATGTTTTCGAGGGACCACCCGTCTAAAAAACCGAACAGATCTGATTGATCACATCATAGTCCTCAGGATCCAGCAGATCTATTTCAGCCTGGGAGAGCCCGGTCATATAAGCCAGGTACCGCAGCACATACTTGGCCGACTGAGTCTGAATATTGAGGCCGTCCATTATCCTGGCTTTATCTGATGGCTTTGCGCGGTGCCGAAAATCAACCTGGGAAACTCCCAACTCCGTACTGCCGGAACTTGTTTGGATCGGATAGCGAAGCTTGAATTTCGGTATCTGGTTATCTCCGAATGTCAATAGGCCATCCTTTATTGCCTCAATCACATCCGGAAAATCTTCCTGGATCTTGTCCTGGGTGTACTCCCCTTTTCTGAATTCCCGTTTCTTGAACTTTTTAAGGAATTCCGATAGGTCTGCTATTGCTACGGGTTCCTCTACTGCCTTTTTTTCCACTTTCATACTGATCTATTTTTAACAGCCTAAAACTACTTCCTATCAAATCAAAAAAATTCGGTTGATTTCCGGGCTGTAACGAAAAACCACCCCGAAGGGTGGTTCCTGCTATGGGAAAACAGGCAACTGACGGGCATCAGAATTGCTTTCAGGTTACTCAATCTTTTCAAGGATCCCGCTTCCGGATACTTTAAGAGCCATCTGGGACGTGTTGGTATCCCAGTTCAGTTCTCCTACGGGCTTACCCTTCCCTTTATATACCACACCGGATATCATGCTGATGGTCCATACACCAAGCTCGGCGACCTTGGACAGGGCAGGCAGGTTCTTGGCTTCATTTTCCGAGGCCATGTCCACAGCAACCGGGCCTTCCAGGGACCACCTTTGACGGTTGATCTGATCGATCATTTCCCCGGCGCCGGTAATGGCGTTGTTATCATCGTTTGACCTGAAGCCCCCCGGGTTCAGTGTAAAACTTTCATTGCTCTTTGCCTGGAACCGGAAGGTGCCCAAGGAATGTTTGCAAACTATTTCGGTGATATCACCTCCTACGTATTGTGGCATGATGGCTTTATTTTACGAGTTATTAAAATCCTGCTTCAACATCCGTTGATTCGATACGGGCTATCCCGGTACGGCGGTACCTGAAGAACGTCTCAAAACGGTCCGGGTTGACTTCACTGATCTGAACATTCAGGCTTCCCCTGGAGAAATCCGGATCATTGATCAGCGCCCTTACTGCCAGGTCAATAAAGAGCTCCTGTACACGGGCCTTCCATTCCTTGGGTTTGATGGCCTTGGGGGCATCCGTGGCCTGATCATCCCTCACCATAACATGGTCCTTTACAAAAAGGGTTTCCAGGGACCGGTAGGCATAGGCAATATTCCAGTCCAGGTTCAGGTTCCTGGCATAAGCATACTGCAGCGGGTTTTCCCCTTCAGGATGGTACGTACTTACCAGGTCCTGTATAGTGTACCTGCCGTTGGCCAGCAATACGGTGGATGCTCCTTTCTTCACCAGGAAATCCCGGTTCTCATAACTTCCCATATCCCCGATCATTCCATCGGCCGGTACCGGCATATCCGGATAGGCTTTATTATTCACATCCAGGTGAGGGGTATCCTGCATAATGCGGGCAAACAGGAAGGCAACATTGGCGGCAGCCTCCCATGGGAAACCGTCCGACTTCGGAGCGGGGCACAGTACGTTAGTAACCTGGTCCTGCCTGGCAGCTGCGTCTGTGATGGTAGCAATATCATCCTTGTCATCCAGGACGCTGCCAAACAGGGCCACAAACGGTTTGAATATCTGGCCGTCATACCGACCGGTGGGATTCTCAGGATCAGGCACGCCATTGAAGGCCTCCAGGGCAGCCAGGGTGGCGGTACCATAAGGGTTGATCACCACGGTATACCAGTTATCTCCAAACTGGGCAAGGGCGCCTGCCAGGTCAACAGCTCCTGCACCATCGGTGGAGGCTGTCTGATTGTAGGAAAGCCCTGCAGCATTGGAGAATTCTATTTTCGTGACGAGCTCGGCGCTGGTAAGGCCGTTCCACTTGGTAGTGAGGGTAACCACCCCAAGAGCGGCGACGGCAGTAACAGGGCTTCCCAGGACAGCATTTATGGCATCAGCCATTTTAGCAGCCACGGCGGTTGGTGTATCCCCGGTAACTACCGAGTACTTATACTCCTGGAAGTCCAGGGAAGTACGTCCCGCGATGGAAATGGCGTGTGTGGCATTGGCCGTAGCCACACCGGTAACGGTCCATTCATGCACGGTGGCAGTTGCCGCCCCATCGGATGCCTGGGGGATGGCTACTGTAGGGATGCCCCCTGCCCCATCACCCAACACCGGACGCAATATCCGGAAAATCTGATGCAGCGGACTTCCGTACCCATATAGCTCAGCGGCTTCTTTCGCGGAAGTAATCTCTTTGGCTGTGGTGTCCAGGCCCACCTGGTTGGCGTCATTGGCCTCACCCAATACAGCAATGATCTGTGGAAGATTGGGGGTTACATTATCGAAAAACCCCTTCTTGATTTTGTATCCCGATGTCCTGGACTTTCTTTCCAGTCCTACCGCTGTTGAAATTGCAGTCATTTTTTAATGATTATGTGAGTATATATTTATATCCCTTATCCGTCAAATCAAGCTTAACACTTGTATCTCCCCCTGAGAGTGCTGTACTTCCCCATAACTGTTGGTTCTCATATATGCGAACCCTGAATACCAACCGGGCCATCCTGCTGCTTTTCCCTTCATTGGGCCCGGGCTGGTCATATATCTGGAAACTATCCACGTATGTGCCTCCTATGGTACCCGCTGGCAGGGCCAGGGTCCTGTACTTTGTCGATTGCAGGATATACCTGCACATGCCCAGGAACTTTTGCAGGAGCTTCGAGGACTCCAGGTCTCCCGGTTTACCACTCGAAGATGCCGCGGAAGCATAAATATCAATGTTGAAAATGGTCCCTTCCTGAACATTACTCTCGGTGTGGTTGTCATAATTCCCACTGTCCAGCTGCACATTGATCATCACTTCCTCACTCTTGTCAAAAGGGGTGACCCGCTCATGGAACACACCTACCTGGTTGGCCAGTGCCTGGAGAGCTACCTGATTGGCTACCTCCAGCGCCAGTACTGCCCCGATCTGCTCCCCTACAATCTCAAATCCCTGCTTCGGGATGATCTCTGTTATGATGGCCGGCATACCTACGCTGAATTATAATCACCCAATATGCATACGATCAGGCCCAGGGTTTCATTTGGCCAGGTCTCCCGGATAATATAATCCCGGAGGGTCCCGGTAGAATCCGGATAGCTTACCAGGTAATTCAGTAAGCTCACTTCCCCTTTTGCGTTTCTCACCGTCAGGCCGGCGGTTACCAGTTTGGCTTCGTCAATACAGATATGAACGTTTTTACTGTTGATCGGGTTGCCGTCACTATCGAAATTGATGTGGTGCTTGGTTGCCCAACCTTTGGTGTTGATGGTTGTCCCCCCGTCCGGAGTTTTGATGGTGATATCCTCTTCAAAACCACCTTCACTGATATGCTTTCTTGCATCGGCCCGCGCTGCAGCCAGGATTGTTCCGGACATGGAATTTTATTTACTGTTCTCCCTTGGCTTTCTCTGCATCCAGGTGATCCTGGATAGCCTTCGCCCTGGCTTCATTGTTGGTTGCACCGGAAATATCCAGCTTTAGTTCCGCAGCATATGCGATCAGCTGATCTTTTTTCATCTGGGAGAGGACCTTTTCCCCGCCTTTATCTGCTTCATCAGCGGGTTTCTGTGCGGCTTTAATCTCCTTCTCGGAGGCCTTTACAATGAATCTCTGCTTCAGGAGATCCGCGGCATTGCCGTTAAGGTCCTTTTCGGATACTACATCGCCGTGGTAGGCTACCCGATTTCCTTTGAGCGCGTGGGCAATTACATTAACCTTGTACATCTTTGAGCGTTTTAAAATTGATTTTCTTTTGTTGCGGGGGCAGGATTCGAACCTGCGTCCTCCGGGTTATGAGCCCAGCGAGATAACCTCTTCTCCACCCCACGATTTTAATAAAAGCCCTACCCTTTTACCGGCAGGGCTTTACACACAAATTGAAAATGAAAAATCTATGCTTCTACCTGGATGGTGTACACCCTGTCGATGCTAATTGGTACGGCCAGCGGTGCTGAACAGATTTCGAACCAGTGGGCCTTCTTCTTCGGATCGATGTAATTGTTCATATAGAACTCGGCCTCGACCTGCTGTATGTACTCAGGGTATTCGGCATTTTCCTTATCCCTCTTGATAGCAGGTACTCCTGCGTAGGAAGTGGAAGCTTTGAAATCCCTGGGTAGCAACACAACATTTTTGGGGCTGATATATTCCACGAACGTGCCGGCAGGATCCTCATAGAAATCATCATACGTCCACAGGTCCACATTACCGTTCTTGGTGCTGATCCTACCGTGGTAGTTCAGCCCGGTGGTGTTATCGAACTTCGTGGTACCAATCTCAAGAATATTGATTCTCCTGAAATCGGCCGCGGCTTTCACCTGGGCATTATTCATGAAGCTTGCAAATGCAGCTTCGCCCAGAATAAGATCAAAGCTCCGGCTGGATGATTTGCCTTGCTGACGGATCCACTTGATGCCGGTGGCAATGTCATCCAGCGGAGTACCGGCCGCGTTTGACCATACGTCGGTACCCCCATGCACGACCATAGAAAGGGCTTTCCGCTTAAAGTCTATATTGTCACCATTGGTCAGGGTAACAATACCGGTCTGCAGGGCCTGGGCACGTTGCTTTTCGATGGCCCTTTGAATCTTGTGCTTGAGGCTCATCAACCTGCGGTTAGCTTCGCGGATCATACTGAAAGCCTGGCTTTGCGAAGGATTGTTACTGTTACCGAAGGTGACATTATAGTACTCCACAGAGCTGAAATCAAAGATCTCCTCAAAATAAGGAGGCATGTACAGCTTCTGGGTATAATTACTGAAGGAATTCACATTCCCGCCGGTGTTCCGCTGAACATCCGCAGCGATCAGCTGGAGATTACGTTCCACTTCGATACCTACCAGCTTATCCGAAGTGGTAAGGTTGGGGAACCATGCGGCCAAGCCCATTACCGGGGCACTGTCATCACTGAAACTCGCGATGATACGGCTTGTAATTGTCTGCTTGTGTTGATTTAAAGTTATCATGGCTTAGTTATCAGTTTTAGTGTTTTCAGTTACAGCCTCCAGGTCGAAACCAAGGGCCTTCAGGATGTCTCCCACAGTCTTACCGCCGGCCACCGGTACGGTGTCCATGGTAACACCTGCAGGGAGGATCAGGAGGTTCTGATTGACAGCCCCGCCGTGGCAATAAGTCACGTTTTCGTCTCCATTATCAGCGATATCGGCGATATCCTCATTGATGCTGATAACCCCTACAATGTTGGCCAAAGTAGCCCCGGCAATCGCGGGGATCACTTTGGTGGGGGCGGCGGTGTCACGGATAACAACCAACCCGGGCTTGAGCGTGAAAGGGCCGCCCGTGTTGTTATTGAAAATGGCGGAAGCATACTTATTGTCCCAGAGGAAAATATGCTTATGGGCAACATCACCGAAACTCTGGTTATTAGTGTTGTCCCGTTGGGTGAATTCGTTCATGGCTATACAGTTTTGAGTTTAGCGTCGATTCCGGCATAGAATGAATCGAGTTCCTCCTGGTTCTCGGCCTCACCCTCACCTTTTCCTTCCCTGGCCTCTGTGGTGCGCAGGGCCTGGGCAGAATCCTTTTGCAGATTCGAGAGCTCTCTTTTTGAGTTCCCCTCCACAATAAGCTCCTCCCTTTCAGTAGCGGAAATCTGGTTTCCACCCCTGATGCCGTTTAAAACCTTCTCCTGGTTTGTGCCCAGGTGGGCCAACCATGAGCCGGTACGGTCTTTTTCTGCAGCAACACCGGCGTTGAAAATACTGTTGTAAGTCTCCGGATGGGACTGCCTTAATTCCTCTACAGTCATTGTATTAGATTTTAGTGAAACATTGTTTGATTTTGACCCACCGGTCACTTGATTTCCTTTGTAGGCTATGTCTAATATTTGGGTAAATGATTTGATTCCGTCTATGAAAGTGCCTATGGCGTCCTTGGCGTATGTGTGATGGCCATCGCTGAATTTGGTGCCTTTCAGAGAGGGGCGGTTCTTCCGGACCATCCTGATGAAGTCCTCATTAATAGGATCCAACAGGTTGCTGACCATGAGTTCGTAATTGTCATTGTTCAGCGCCTCTTCATAATCGATATTCTTCTTTGTGGATTTTGTGGCATACAGGCGGATATGCTTGGTGCCGTCAGGGCTTTCCGAGTTGGCCTTCTTACCTTCAAACTGAACCATGGTCCCGATGGATCCTACAATGTTCATCTTGGATTCGGAATGGATGGTATCGCAGGTGGATATGATGCCGTAGCAGGCGGAACAGGCCAGGCCTCCTTTGGTGATCAAGGCGTGGACCGGTTTGGTATTACGTACCTCCCGGATGGCATCAACCATGATCTCAACCGCTGAAGTGGATCCCCCTCCGGAATCTGCCAGGATGATCAGCGACACTATGCGCTCATCAGCTGCCATGTGTAGCATGATGCTTGCAAGCTGCAGGGTACCATAAGAGCTCATGCCCCCGTACTTGGTTATCGGCCCATCCAGGCTGATAATGCCTACCCCTTTAAATTTATCCTTGTTATCCAGTTGTCTCGGACTGTAGATGATCCGCTGGTCCTCCCCGTGCTTGAGCAGATAGGGAGTGTTGTTCTTTGTCTCGGGGGTTTCAATGGTACCACCCTGTTGAAGATTGCGAAGCATTGCCACCATTGCAGGCAATGTTTGTTGATCTACATACCAGGGTTGCATTCCGTAAATTTCCCGAGCCAAACCGAAGTTCATAATGGCTTACATGATTTGTTAGTTTTGGACATTTCTATCTCGTATGGCCCAAAACTAAAAAGGAAGGAATCAAAAAAATTCGGTTATAGGAAGGCAACAAAAAACCACCCCATCGGGAAGTGAAAAGGGTGGCCATTCAAAAAAATGAAAAAGATATCGGGTAAATATACCCCTGCTCCGCCGGACTTCCATACGGAAAACCGTACCTGGATCAATTATGATACTTATGCTCGGGCTTCTCCTGGGTGACCACTTCGCGCCGGTCCGGGGAAATTAAGGGTAATCCTACCCTGGTAAAAAGGTCCTGCTCTTCCGGTACCAGGATCTGCTTGCCATTATACCACAAAAATCCGTTTTCACTCTTGTATCCCCTTCGTACCCATCTTTTACCCAGGACTTCGTGGGAGAACTTTTTGCTGCCGGTCCTGATGGCAAAGATCAGGCCCCAGTTCCCAGGGGTGGCAAAGAAAAGGTCTAACTTGATCCCGCCAGGGAGGATCCTCTGTGTGTACTTACACGGCAGATCCCCTTTTACTTTTTCCCATCGGTTCACCACTGTAGCAATACCGCTCTCAAAAAGACCGGTTTCATATGGTTTCGTGATGGCTACTATCTCAATGTCCTTTACAAAAGGTTTCCTCCTCCGGATGCTGCCGGCTATTTCAATACGTTCGCAATGAGGGGCCAGGGCCTCTTTAACTTGCGTGGCAATAAACAATGCTTTTGAATACTCCATAACTATTCCTGAATAATCATTTCCGCGAGCTCCGCCCAGGTGATGGTGCGGAGTTTCATTTCCTTGGCGAACAGGTCCATATAGATATACCGTGCTGCCAGGTTGTAGATGCGAACGTCCCAGAAGTGGTTTGCACTTAAATTGCTCTTCTTTTCCCACTTGAACCCGATAACGTTGCCTTCCTTGACTTCCTCCACCCGGCGCTCCCCCTCGTAATGCGCGAAGTAGCTTTTCATGGTATACTTCCCTCCCGTTGGTTGCGGGAAGTTCATGAAGCCTGGTGGTTGGTACCCGTCGTTGCCCTCCTTCAGCTTGATGTACTGGCTCAGTTCATCCTTCAGCTGGTTTACTTCCAGTAAATAGAGGTGCTTATTTTCTTTGGAGGCCTTCACAGGGGCCGTATCCTTCATCAATTTTCGGTAGTTCACATCCCCCTCACCCTTGATCCCGAATACCATGGTATCCATGGAATCGATAAACTGGAACGCAAGCCTGGTGAAGTGCCCGGTATCCACTGTAGTGAGCAGTACATTCATGTGGCCGTTTCCGGATTCCATGGGCCACTCTTTCCTGATCAGCTTCTCAAACTCGGGCCAGACACTCCACTCATGGCCATGGTTGTAGGTCCACTTAACCCGATCCCCATCCGTCCGGCGTTCCAGGTCCGTTTTGTCCCGGGCCCTTTTAAAGGTCCCAATGGATCCGTGATCAACACTGTAGGTAGCGCCGGTGACACAATGAGCCACAAGCTCCCAGTCCAGGCGCACATCCTCATTGCGGAATTCCATAATCCCGTTAAGGTCACATGCCAGGGTAAGCATTACTATCTCACCGGTACCGGCGTCCCGGCTGGTCTTATCCGGTACAACACCCGGGGCGTACCCGCGGGTATTCTTCATGAGCTCATTCACCCGTGGGGTTTCCCCTTCTTCTGTCCAGGTCTGCCCCAGGCGGATGTTAATGAAGGTCTTGAGCTTTCCAATATCCACTACCCCGGGCGCCGGATGGGCGGCGAGCCACTCATACACCAGGTCCACCCAGCTGGTGAACCCGGGCGGGATAATCAGGGCGTTCAGGTAGTAACTACGGTTCTGGGGTCGCAGCGGCTTCGCGGTCGGGATCCATCTTCCTTCCAGGTTAAGTTTGTATTTCTGATTGTACAGGATCTTTCCGCGGCACAGTTGGCATTCATAATGCACACTTTCCTCCACCAGGTAGCCGTGTTTATCCAATTCCCATTTTATACCTCCAAAGGATTTGTCCTCCCGGTCCACCCTCCATTCCACCGGTATGTACTTTTTGCAATGCGGGCATTTCCAGTGCCATTTCCGCTGGTCCCCTTTTTCGTAAATAGGTTCGATGTTGGAGGATTGCTTCACCGCAGGGGTGGATATATAGAACTTCTTGGCGGTATTTCCATAGGAAGTGGTACGCCCTTCCACCAGGCTCTGGGTAGATCCTTCCTTTTTGTCATCCCGGGGCGCTGCCTCCCAGTCATCCGCGAAAACAATCTTCACGGAAAACTGTCTCATCTTATCCGCGTTTTTGGTTCCCTGGATGATCAGCTGCCCGCCAGCAAATTCCTTTCCTGTGGATGTGTCACCGGTACGCTGGTTCCGTTTCCTGATAACATTGGGGCGGATCTTGTGACTGATGCCGGCTGATTCTATGATGGGATCCAAACGGGTCTCCACGGAGTTTTTAGAGAGTTCCTTATCCCCGGCCATGAAAAGCATCGGGCAGGGGTTCTCATCTATGATATAGCAGATCCCCGGGATGATCACACCCTGGGTAAGGCCGCTCTGGGCACACTTCATGACCGCTACGGTATCCACCGGGGAAGCTGGAGACAGGTTATCGATGATCTCCCGGGTGTATGGCGAGAACTTATAACTGAACGGGCCCTGGAACCTGGACACGTCGGATCCTAGCTTCACATGCTTTTCTGTCCATTCGGAGGGAAGCAACTTGATCAGCCGAAAGTCATAAACCCGGTTGTGGATCCCCACGTAGGATCGGGAGTAGGATTTTTCTAGGATGGATGAAGCTTCTACCATAATGGTTATAGGTATTTTATGTTCCTGGCTGGTGGTGGTTCAGGCAGAGCCGGTAAGGAGGCGGTCTTGTTTTGATTGTTCGCTAGCCAAAGTTTTGCCGTTTCAATTTCACGGTGCAGATCCTCTACTCCCTTAAGCCATTGCTGCGGTGTGGGCATTCCTGATGATATTCCCTCTTGCTCACAGGTGTGAAGGTGTAAGAGGTGCTGAGCGGATTTAATTAACGGAAGTATCTTGTTCGGAATAAGAAGCTTTTCCATTCCGATACCTATGAGTGTTTCAACCATATTACTGAAGGTCCGATTATCCTTATGCGCCATTACAAGAATTTGATCGTGCCACTTGTCTTTTATGTTGATGGTTTTATTCATGCTTCGACTTCTTTATTGGTAAATACAAAACTCCAAAGCCGATTGCCGCACGAATAATCAACAGCATATCCGTCCTTATGGCTCATTATGTCCACTTCCCGGCCAAGAACAGTATAACTGCCCGCGGGAAAATACCTTCCATATAGTTTCCCGGTTTCAAGGCTTTTTTTGTAAGCCCGTCGGGTATAATCCAAAACATTATCCCTGATAATTTCTTCTTGGGCTTTTGCGATCTCTTGTTTGCTTGGGTTCATCATTTATGGTATTTGCTTTTTGGTTTTTCAAATTCAATAACAACTGGCCTAATGTCCATTTTAATGTCCCGGAGGATGTCCTTAAACTTATCAGCAAACTGGTCATCCCGGCCTACCACCATCACCGAACATCCTAATTCATGGTTTGCCTGTATAACCCGGTGGGCTAGTTCAGGATCTGTTTGAGTGCCAACAATTATTACTTTTATCATGTTCATGCTTTTTTATCTAAGTCCATGCCTTCATGCTCCCAGTGCTGGTCCTGAATTAATCTGAAGGTCCTCACCAGGGCGTACCCCACAATCCGGACATAATTGAACTCCACCCCATAGTCATAACCTTTCAAACTTTCCAGAGTTTTTAATTCCAGGTCCCGGGCAAAACCATTGCTCACCACATTTTGGGAGACATACTTGGCTACCTCACTCAGCACTAAATTGGTAATGGTGGTTTCCGGCTGGTGGACTGTATTGTAGAGCTTTTGGATATCGGTGATGTTATATCCGACTGCCGCTTTTATGGTGAGGGTTTTATCATCCTTGGTAGCCAGGGTTTGAAGTGGCATGGCCACCACCCGGATCCGGATGGTCTGCTTATACACATTGTCCAGGAAAGGAAGTTTGAAGTGCAGACCAGGCTCCAGGATCTTCTGGTGCTTTCCATAACGGACCCGCACTCCCTTCTCCCAGGGATTTACGGTGATCCAAAGCTGAAAGGCCTTGGTAATGTACTCGATGGTGTCCTTTACGTAGTTCATGGGTTAATCATAAAATAATCTCTTCTTAACTGATCCGTCAGAATACTGCACATCATGTGATTCGGAAGCCAACGGCTCTGTACCGTCCCACTTATTGGGGTATGTCTCCAATGCTATCAATTCTCTGATTCTATCTATTTCCTCGGTATTTA